CAAGCATTATCTATGTTTAAAGAATTAGGACTTATAGAAATACTAGAAAATGGTGCTATCTATATGTTGGATATTCAGAACTTCATAGGTAAAGGCAGTACAGAAGCTGATAGACAAAGGCTTTATGACCGAAGAATATCAGATGAAAGGAAACAAAAGAAACTAACTCAATCAAGAAATCTTGAAGAAATCTTTGAGAAATCTACACCAGAGATAGAGATAGAGTTAGAGAAAGAGATAAAGATAGAGAAAGAGATAGATAGTAGTGCAAGCACTACAACAAAACGCAAGCGTTTTGAAAAACCCACTCTATCTGAAATCAAAGCATACTGCATTGAAAGAGGTAATAAAGTAGATGCACAACATTTCTTTGATTATTACGAAAGTAATGGTTGGAGAGTTGGTAAGAACTCTATGAAAAACTGGCAAGCAGCGGTTAGGACTTGGGAGAAAAACAGTTATACAAATACAACAAAACAAACAAAGAAAACAAATACAGAACAAACATTAGATGCGATTTATAAAGTTATGAATGAGAGCGAGGTGGAATATGGCGAAAGCGGATGTAATGGAAGTAATTCTGTTGTTACAGTCAACGATACCAAATTCTAAATTGTCAGAAGAAAACGTAAGAGCGTATGTATCGTTTTTATCGGACATAAACCCAGTTACATTAAAGCAAGCGGTAGTAAATCTTGTACGTATTAATAAGATTAAATTTTATCCATCGGTAGGTGAAATATTATCCGCTTGTGAGGATATAAGTAGTTATGTAAACGCACACGAGGAACTACCAATCGCACAAGGCGAATGGGAAAAAGTAATTAAGGCAGTAGGTGCTTATGGTTTTGAACATGGTAAAGAGCATTTACAAGGGATAACCTTACAAGCTGCAAATACTATATGGTCTTCATTCAACCCTAGAATGGGTAATGAATATAACGAGGCAAGTTGTAGATCACAATTCATTAGATGCTACGAGCAATTAGCGGAACGTGAAACGCACCGCCAACGAATGGCAAATTCAATCAAGGGTAATCACTTGTTGTTAAAGGCAAGGGCGAAAGCAGAAAAGGAACGAGCGCTACTAAATGCTGGGCAAAAGAAAATCGAAATGACTGCTACAGGTAACTTGGTAGAAGTAGCCAAAGAACCAGTAGATGTAACAAGGATAATCGATAATAGCCAAATATCCGATAAAGGTAAAGCGTTATTGAAAAGTGCCATAGGGGGATAGATGAAACAAAAGCCAAAGGAATTTGAAGTGAGTTGTAATGTATCATTCAATGTTAGCTTTACAGTACTAGCAACTAGCGAAGAGCAAGCAAGGGTTAAGATTGACAACCTACTAGAAATCATGAGGAATGAGGCAACAGTCGATTGCCATATTCATCCTAGCTATGATGTGTACATTGACGATACAGAGGCATCCTTAAACGGAATGTATTACTACTAGGGGGTTAAATGCTAAGTAAGAAACGAAAGATGGTAATCACTATTGAGATACCTCTAAATGTGGAAACGCAAGAAGAGGCATCTCAACAGATGCAAATGATTTTGAATGCAGATGTAAAGACCTTTGAAAGCCTAGAGGAAATCATCAAGGTGTACAAAGGAACGATGTGCATTGAACAAAAGATTTAAAGGAGAATTGAATGAATACAGTACAGATTTTAGGTAATTTAGCACGTGATCCGGAAGTACGCTATACCAAAAGCGGAAAAGCGGTAGCGACATTCACAGTCGCAGCAAGCAACACATACATTGACAGTAACAATGAAACAAAAGAACAAACTGCTTTCATTAATTGCGTGGCATGGGGCAAGCTGGGCGAAGCAGTAGGCAACTATAGAAAGGGAAATCGCTTATTTGTAGAGGGTCGAATTCAAACTCGTTCATATGAAAATAGCGATGGTCAAAAGAAATATGTTACGGAAGTTGTTGCTGGATTTATCGGTACATCACTTACAAATGATGAAACTGCATCTAGTAACTTTGATAGTTTTGAACAACTGCAAGATGAAAATGTTCCGTTCTAGGTGGCCAATGTGAAAATACTTGATGCGTGTTGTGGTTCTAAAATGTTCTGGTTCGATAGAGAACATGAAGAAACTGTTTATATGGATAACCGCACATTAGACACAACGCTATGTGATGGTAGGAAGTTGATTGTACAACCTGATGTGATGGCAGATTTTCGCAAGATGCCTTTTAAAGATGAAAGTTTTCACCTTGTGGTGTTTGACCCACCTCACTTATTAAAAGCTGGCGATAAATCATTCCTAGCGTTGAAATATGGGCGATTAAAAGAAACATGGCAAGAAGATATAAAACAAGGACTATCGGAGTGCTGGCGAGTGTTAAAACAAAACGGAACGCTAATCTTTAAATGGAATGAGGAGCAAATCACATTGCCAATGGTAAAACCTTTATTACCACATGAACCGCTAATTGGCCAACGTAGGGGAAAGACAATATGGTTAGTCTTTTATAAGGAGTAAGTATCAAATTGATGCACCATGTAAGGGATGCGAATACAGAGAGGTGGCTTGCCACGTTAAGTGTCCAGCGTATCGAATGTACAAGCGAAAAAGGGAAACGATGCAAGAAAACGCAATCAAACGAAATGATGTGTTAGCGTACCTTGGGAATAACGTAAAGAAAGTTAAGCATCGTATGAGAAAAGCAAAGTATGGATGTACTGTGATTGATTGAGGTGAACAGAAAAGAGAATGCACATTTGGGGGTTATTTGATGATGGTAATGGTTGCTATCGTCAAGCGGTAGATGAATATAACGTGAATATGGGGGGGGCAACACACGATCACATCAATAGGAATTGGTGATGCGTGTATCAGCCAAGACCTTGCAGTTAATACACTGCATAAACCAAACGCACTATGGGAACAGTTGGACAAGCTAGATAGACCTGATGTTATTCTAGCTAGTCCACCATGCGAAAGTTGGAGTGTGGCAAGTGCAATGAAAGGTGGAAACGCTTGCTGGAAACAAGAAAAGGACATGACTATCAATCTGTTCGGTGAATACGAACAGGGCAGTAAATTCACAATCAGAAATCACATTGATTATGAAAACTACCAATTCAAGTATGATAAGTCATTCCTAACACGTATCAATGGTGAAATGTGTATCTACAATACATTGAAAATCATTGAGCGGTATCAACCTAAAGTATTCGTGATTGAAAACCCAGCATATGGGCGGATATGGGAATACATCAAAAATGTAATAGGGTTTGATGTTCCTTATGAGAATTTAACCTATTACAACAACTACGATTATCCGGTTAAGAAACCAACAAAGTTTGGTAGCAATATCGATTTGAAGTTATTGAAAGATGATATAAAGAACACCATTAAATTCAATAAGTTAAATACTACTGGTATTAATCGATATAACACAAGGTCGCATATTCCGTTGGAGCTAGTAAAAAATATTTTGAAGAGGTGTGAGAAGTATGTAGAGGGGTGATGATCATTGCCAATAAATAGTAAGGATAAGGGAAAGCGTGGCGAACGAATGTGGCGAGATGTTTGTAGGTCGCATGGGTTCAATAAAGTACGGCGAACAGTCCAATATTGCGGTAATACAGGCGATGCCAGCGACTGCATCGGACTACCGAATATACATCAAGAAGTCAAATTCGTTGAAAATCTGAATGTACGTAAAGCATACGAACAAGCGGAACATGATGCAATAGCTGCAGACAATGGGGATATACCTATAGTGGCTTGGAAAAAGAGTAATCAAAAGTGGTTAGTGGTTTTAAGTGCGGATGATTTCTTCCGTATATATAAGGAGAGTAAATGGAGTAATGGCGATTAATATGAGTGAGTTTGTTCCTGATAATAACTTAAATTGGCTTGCGTTAGCAGCTTGTGTTTACGGAAATATAAGTGCTGGCAGAGCGTTATGTTGTTTGGGTTTGAAAGGTACAAAACCACAGAAAACATATACACGTGCAAGTGAGTTGGATGGAAATTCATTATTAAAAATGCATCAAGCTGGAATGTCATTAAGGGCAATTAGTTATCAAGTTGGAGCAAATTATAAAACAGTCAAACGTGCATTAATTATGTTAGGGGTGGAGTTTTGAGAGAACAAATGAAAGTAAAGTTGGTTAGTGAATATGCACAACTGCCAACAAGGGGGAAAGTAAACTCCGATTTACCACAAGTATCGGCTGGGTTAGACCTATATTGTCCGTTTAGTGTAACGATACCAGCGGATAGTAAAAGACAAATTCCATTAGGTGTGGCAGTTGAAATTCCACAAAACCATATGGGTTTATTGACACCTAGAAGTAGCATGAGTAAAACACCGCTACGATGTGCCAATAGTGTTGGAATAATCGATGAAGATTATAGAGGTGAGATTAGCATTGTGTATGAGAACGTATCTTGTAAAAATTACACAATAGCTAGAGGTGATCGCATCGCACAACTAATCATCGTACCAATTAAATTGGTTGATGCAGTAGAAGTAGATGAACTAACCGCAACAGAACGTGGTTCTGGCGGTTATGGCAGCACAGGTAAATAAGTTTGTAAAATTAATTAACATAAAAGGAGAAATTAACATGAACAATAAATTAGTATTAGCAACAATGGTTATGGCAGCAGTTACTGGTAGCACATTTGCGAATGGTTTGGTAGTGGGTCAAGTAGAACCAAATACTACTGCACCTGTGGTTAGTGGTTACAACTCCGCAGCGCTAGGTGTGAATACAGTAGTTACTGGTACAAGTACAATCGTTTTAGGACGAGATGCTAAAGTTAGCGGTAATGATACAACAGTTATCGGTAGTAATAACGGCACAGTAAGTGCAAACCAAACAACAATCATCGGTTACAACAACAAAACCAATAGCGACCAAGAGCAAGTGGTAATCGGTGCTAACTCCGAAACCGCAGGTCAGGGTGCAACAGTAATCGGAACGCACGGCAAAGCTACTGC